TAATATCTTCATTTATTTTTTCTGCATAATTTTTTTCTATTTTTTGTTTTTGTAAAGAATTTTTTAAGTCTTGTAATTCTATTTGTATTTCTTTTTTATCAGGAATTTCAGTAGGCAATGTCTTATCAATTAAGTTAGATATAGTTTCAAACTTTTCTATATTTTTTTGATTATTTGTATATTCTAACAATAAAGATTGATATTCTTGATTTTTAGTAGTTAAAGAATTAAATTTTTCTCTGTATTTATTATAAATAGTTTTATTATCTTCTATTTGCTGTTCAAATTTTGCTTTTTGAACAATAGATTGAGAAATATCTAAAGACTGTCCACAAGCATAACATTTATCTTCTAAATCTAATCCTTGTAATTTTTTTCTAGTCTCTTCTACTATTCTTTTAGCATTATTAGCTGTTTCTCTAGTTTCTTGTATTTCTTTTTCTAAAAACGGATCTTCTGGCTTTTCTAAGGATACATCAAATTTTATTGTTGCTAGTTCTTTTATATTTAAATTATTTTTATCTATTTGACGAGTATCTTTTTCTAAGTTAGAAAGAGCAGCTTCTAATTTTATAATTTCTTCTTCTAATGAATTGTCAATATCAGGTATTTCTACAAAATCTTTTTTATCTTCTATTTTAATAGTAGATATACTATGCTCTACAGCTTTTAGCTCTCCCTTTAAAGATACTAGTTGTCTTTCTTCTTCAGTGCTAATTTTTTTTACTTCTTCTCCAATAGTTAAATACTTTTCTAAACTAAATAAGTTTATTAAAAACTTTTTTCTATTAGAATCTGTAGCCTTTAAAAAGTCTAATAAATCTGTAGAACTTTGATAAGAAAGTTGTGAGAATACTTCAAAAGTCATTCCAAAAAGAGAATGAAGTTTTTTATAAGTATCTAATACTTTATGTTCAGAAATATCTTCTTTTCCTTGAAGCAACACTACTTTTGTTTGAGCACCTATTCTTTTTACATCTAAAGTATAGTCTATAGAATCAACTGAGAAATTTAAAGTAGCAGACCAATTTTTAGAAGTAGAGTGCTTATTTAAAATATCTCCTTTTTTTATGCCTTTTATATTTTTATTAAAGAGTATTTCTTGAAGAATAAAAGCAATGGAACTCTTGCCACTTCCATTAGGAGCTGATAATTGAGTGATCTTCTCTTTATCTAATTGTATAGATATGTTATCTCCATAACTATACATATTACTAAATTTTAAATTTTTTAGAATTATGGACATATGTTATTTTATTCCTAACTCTTTAAATTGATTTATAATTGACTCTTTATCTTCTATTTTTATATAAGATAAATATTCTTCTAGTTCTTCAACTAGACTTTTATTTCTAAGATCTAGTTTAGAATCTTCAGTAGGTTGTATTGCAATCTTTTTATCTATAAGATCTGAATTTTCTATTTTTGATACTTCATCTATAGAACCTGTAATTTCATAAATAACATGATCATAGTCGTGAGGTATAATATCTTTTTGTTTTGATACTGTTTTTCTAATTAATTTAGGCAGTTTTAAATCAACAAACTCTCTAGAATAGTTATTGCTATCTATATAATGAAAAATATCTACACCATATTGTCGTTTAGAGTCTCTATCAAAATGAGTATTAAGAGGACTTCCTGGATAATAGGCGGGATAGTCTTTATACTTATGATTAAAATGAAGATCTCCTAATAAAATTAAAGGCCACTCTCTTAAATTTTCAAAATCAAACTCTTCACTAACATGAGGAGGAACCTCTCCTCTAATATGAGTAACTAAAATATCATTTTCTACATATGTAGGTATATTACCAATTTGCATTTCTCCATAAGGAAAACACTGAAAAGATTGTCCGTGAGATGTTATTCTAGCATTTTTAGTTAATATTTTTACTTTATTATTGGTAATAGCATTGTCTTGATTAAAATACTCTAAAAAAGTTTCTCCTTTTTTAGTCGCTTCATGATTGCCTGGTATAATAATAGTATCTATAGTAACAGAATTTATATAACTAAGAAATAAACATATTTCATCTGGTTCTGGTTTTTTATCAAAAACATCGCCTGATATAATATGTACATCACAAGAAGCTTCTAGCTCTCGTAATTTAGTAAACATAGATTTAAACCTATTCTCTTGCCAAGAATAAGGTACTTTCTTTTTTCTTAATAAAATGTGCCAATCAGCACTAGATAGTATATTAACCGCCATAGTTAAATATTTTGTTTAAGTTTCCTTGGAAAGTAAATGATCCTACATGGTTTAATTTAGTATTGGGGTCAACCCAAATTTTACCTCCTAAAGCTTGCCAACGTCTACAAAAAGTATAATCTTCTGACAAATATCTATTATCTCTAGGATCATGAATTGTATCAAATAGAGAATAACAATACTTATTAAATTTAGGATCAATAGAACTGTCATTTTTATAGAACAAATCAGGATAAGCTTCAAACATGGTTTTAATTACTTCTTTTTTAATAATAAAGAAGCCTGTAGACGCGTCTAATACTTCTACTGCCCCATCTGAACTAGCCACTTTTTTAGTTTCTCTATTCTCAAATTTAAGATTAATAGCATACTCTGCTCCAAAAGTAGCAGGATCTTCTTCTTTTCTCTCTACAGCCCTACTAACGCCTGCCCAATCTACTGTTTTTTTAGGATATGCAGCTGCTGTTATGTTCTTATTCATAGCTAACATTCTTAATACAGCATCTGCTTCAAATTCTATATCAGCGTCAATAAACATTAAATGCGTAGCGGCTTCGTCAGCCATAAACATTGCTGTTAAAATATTTCTAGCTCTTGTAACTAGGCTTTCGTTTCTCAAAGTAGTAATTCTAAAATTAATACCATTTTGAATCATTGCTTGAGATAGTTTAAACATGCTTAAAAAATATTGATCTGTGACCATGCCCCCATAGCAAGGAGTAGCAAAAAACACATTCATCTTTTTTAACTCGACAGAATCAAGCTTTACTTGTTGAGGCCCTACTTGTTTAAAATGAGCTTTTCCATCTTCTGGAATTTTTATACCCGCTATAGAAGGAGTACCTATGCCTTTTGGAGTAGATAAAGCTTTAAAATCAGCATCATTCAAAGGCTCATCTTCTTTTATAGTTTTTGTTTTTATATCAGTATTAGCAGATGCTTTAGGGGAGCTCTTTGGCTCCCCTTCTTTACCTGAATACTCAGACAATTTTCTTTTAGTCATTAAATATCTTCCATTGTTTCATCATCGTCTACTCTTAAATCTGCTGCAACAGCTTCTGAAAAGTAGGCAGTATTACGAAGTAAAAACTCTTTTTGAGCCTCATAAGTAGGTCTTTTAAAGATTTTCTCTAGTTCAAAAAGTTCAGCGTTTTTTTCTTCTTCAGTTAATGGGACTGTCCTTCTAGAAGGAATACAAGTATATTTAACATTCATTACTTGAGGTCCCGTTTTTTCTTTTTTAATAGTAATATCATATCCATCTTCGGGATCTGCAGGATTACCATACTCAGGATTCATAGCATAATCTAAGATTTGTCTATAAATAGTGGGTTTAAGATCAAAAAGCTTAATAACTCCATCTTTTCTGTCTACAGCATTGCAAACATAAGAAAATACAGGTTTATCTTGATAAATATCAGGATCAATTTCTTTTACAGGATCGATACCTTCTTTTTCTTGAAAAGTTTCGTTTTCTCTAACAAAACTTAAACACTCGATAGGGGTTCTTTTGCCTTCGTTATTAGTTACCCAGTAAACATATCTAGGCATAACATCCCCAATAAGTCTAATTTTATTTTCACCTTCTGTAAGTTTAATTCTTTCAATGTTTCTAGCGCCGCTAGTATTAGTTGTAGGTTGTACTTTTAAATTAGTCCACTCTAGTGCCATTTTATTTCTCCAATATAAGTTTTATTTTCCGATCAGAATGGTTTATTAAAGGATTTTTTCTATATCTTTCTTCAAGATAGTACTCTGGAAAAAATCTAGTTTTATTATCTAAACTTCTCTGACCAAGGATATGTAAGTAATCGCTTTTGATAATACTAGGAAGAGGATAATGAAGCCAAGAAGCATTAGTCATGTAACACTGAGGCTCTTCTATTGTAAATCTAGAGACGATTTTATCAGGATATTTATCAAAGTATCCTTTAGTAATTAAAAAATTTGGAAAGCTATCTATGTGTAGCTTTTGTTTTAAATTATAAAAATTATTAGATATAATTTTATTAGATCCAATAGCTAAAGCAAAGGTTAATAAAATTTCTGCATCTTTATTATTTTTAGCAGATTTTTTTATTTCTAATATATTTAATAGTATACGCTTCATAAGACCAGCTGTCAATATTAATTTGAATTTATATGAAATTGTTGCTTATCATACCATTGTAATCTTTTTTCTTGCATGTTTTTTACTATTGGTCCTCTCAACCAAAAGTCTACGATTAGTGGAAATTTTTTTTCTTCATGCTCTCTCACTATTCGCCCTATTCGCTGTTCTAGTTTTGCATAGTTATTTTGAGGGCAGGTAAAAAATATAGTATCTAGCCTATGACAAGAAATTCCTTCATCAAATATTTTTGTACTTAATATAGCTTTTACAGACTTACCTGCATTTTCTAGTATTGATTCCCTTTCAGTGTTTTTAGTGGCTCCGATTAATAACTTAGAACCTTCTAACTTTTCGTGTATTCTATTAAGCATATCAATACGCTCACTTATTATAAGTATACATCGTCCTAATGCAATTTTACGTCTAGCAGTGTCACAAATTAAATCTATGTAATTATCATTTTTAGCTAGTTGATTTAATGCTAAGGCCCAATCTCTAGCAGGATTTCTTATTCTAAAATTTATATCTGTTCTAACTACTTCTACCGCAGGAGTAAGTCGAGCCTTGTCTATAGCAGTAATTCTATTGGGACCAAAGTAGTCAGATAAGACTATATGTAATCCGTCTTTTCTAGTAGGAGTAGCTGATAAAGCTATTTTAGTTCTTGCACTTAATCCGTTTACTACTCTACTAAACATTTCTGCAGGGCACAAGTGTGCTTCATCTACTAAGACCACTTCAAAATTATTTTTTAAAGTATCTAAATGGTTTATAAGTGTTTTATAAATAGCTACTGTTATGTCTTTAACCTGAAGTCTTCCATCCCCAATAAAACCAATAGTTTCTCCAGGAATTAATTCTTTTAAAGACTCATACCATTGATAGGCTAAAAGCTTAGTATGAACAATTATAACAGTAGGTTTAGCATTATTAGCTATAAGATAGCAACCTAAAAAAGTTTTACCCCAACCACAAGGAGCCTTTATTAACCCATTATAAAGTCTTTCATCTTTATATATTTTATTAGCTACTTGTTGCTGTTCTGTTTTTAATTTACCTTTAAACGTCCACTCTCGTCTTTTAAATAAGGGTCTTTCATCTATTACTTTTTTAAAATCTATTTTATAAAAAGCACCAGAAGGTATAGAATGTAGTTCTTCGCCTTCTTCTGGGTAAGTAAAGGTAGTTGTAAACTCGTCTCCTATTTTATAGTGAAAATGATCATAGAAAATATCATCTACCTCTTGATCTAAATCTTCTTTCTTAAAATAAATTTTATCTGAGATTGTAGCCTTTTTTAAAGGAAATTTGTTATAACTCATAATCTAATTCTATCCTTTTTACTATAGAAAGCACTAAATTCATAAATATGCCAACAAAAATCTACATACACTAATCCTGCCCATAAATTTTTTAAGTTCTCTGTATTAAGTAAAAATTTTGGAACTTCAAAAGGATAACTGATGTTATCTACCCAAAAAGCTGTTTCTCTTATTTTTATTATTTTTCTATAACTCATTTTATATTCTTTATAATAGTTATCAAAATAATGAGTTTTAAAATTACTATCATAACCCCACATACTTTTACTTAATAATAAAGCACTTAAATTAGTACAAGTGTAGTCAAATGTTATAGCATAGTCAGTATTAGCTTTTAAGTATTCAAGACGTTTAAGATAGTTTTCTTCTTCTGTGTTTAACCAATTATCTACTATTAATAAATCATTTTCTAGTCCAGACTTTTTCTTTATAAATAGTTTATTATCTCTAAATACTTCTTGTATAGGAGGATCTTTTAATGTAAATATAGGATATTGAATATTATAAAATTTACTTCTCATAACCTTTGCTTTTTAACCAAGTATTTAATCTTTCATTATCTGCATAATATCTTTCTGGAATATATGTTCTGTAGTCTGTATATTCTTTACTGATATGATTATAATGATACCTAGTAACAGGATCTTCTTCTCCTTGACGTAATTTAGTTGTAATTTCTAAGTTGTTGTCTATGCTATGAGTAGTTGCTAGCTCATCAAGAAGGTGTTTGGGCATTAATAGGTTTAAGTATCTAATTATTTTAAATATACCGCTGTCTATATTTAGTATATCATCTTCATACTTTAAAGATAGATCGCTTAAATTTTTTTCGGACACTTTTTGATAAAATAATTGGTCATAGTCTAATAAAAAATTAAACCATTCTTCAAAATTTCTTGTATTAAATTGTGAATTAGCCCATTGACAAAAACTATATTCATCTAACCTTCTTTTTCTCATTAGAGAAGCCGTGATAGTTCTTAAATCTCTGTAAGTATAAATATTAAAATCTGTAGGTTTAACGTCATACTGCAACCAAGTTTCGTGACATTTTTTAATATTGTTTGATATAAATTTTTGTTTATGTAGCTGTCTACATATATTAAAACATACTGTAGTTCCGCTTCTAAATAATCCATTTACATATATCATCGGTACTCTTTAAGCTCTCCCCAACTAGGACCTACTTCAATATCTACTTTTATTGGCTTTCCTTTAATAAAAACACCTCTATCTTTTTGAAGATTAGTAGCTAAATTATCTGCGTACATATCAATATACTCTTCTTTTACTTCTGCAATAGTAGAGTCATGTACTGTAGCAAATATTCTTATATTCTCTTGAAGATTACTTTCTTGTACCCACTTAACAGTATCTACAATACCTAGCAGGTTTATATCAGAAGCTACACTTTGAATTAAGAAATTAAGTCCTGAGCGTTCTGCATGCGCTGCTACTCCTCTTGAATCTGCTCCTGCTTCCGGAAGTCTTCGTTTCCGCCCAAAAGCACTGTATGTAAAATGATTTTCTTTAATAAAAGATATGTTTCCATCAATCCATCTTTTTAGATCTCTTGCTTGCGCAAAATACAATTTTATAAATTTTTTAGCTTCTTCAATAGAGACATTGGCTGTTTCAGCAATCTTTGAAGGCCCTGCACCATATAAAATACCAAAGGTAATAGCTTTTGCGTTTTGACGTTGTTCTGCATATAAATTCTTTACTTCTTCAATTTCGCAAGGAAGCTTAAACATGCTATGAGC